CTCGCCCGGCTCGGGTTCGGACCACCCAAGTGCCCCGCGCAGCTCGCGGGCAGGCACGCGCAGACCACGTTCCATCGCTTTCGCGGTCGCGTCCATCCGCGCTTTGGTATCTTCGGGTTCCTTGATCTCGATTTTCAGGTCGGGATAGTCCTGCTGCACCCCGAAATTCAGATCGACATAGGGTTTGACCAGGTCGCGCATCAGCACGCCCGACACACCGCGCGCATCGGCGGCGGCGATATCGTGTCGCACTTCGTTGTGGACATTGGCCTGCGCCTGACTGGACCCATCATCGCTGGTCATCGTCTGGCCCAGCACCGCTTTCGATGTCTGCTCGTCCAAATAGCGCGCAAGGTTCTCGAACAGGCTTTCCGCGCCAGACCCTTTGGTGCCGTCCTCGAACTCGATCTTCATGCTCTCGGGCAGCACGGCGGCGGCATCGGTGCCGATATTGGCGACGGCGCGGAACAGGGTCTCGACATCGTCCTTGGTGGCCTCTGGCCCATAGCGGCCCACGCGCAGGGGCAGACCGTATAGCTCTGCGAAGGCGACCCAGTCTTTCAGCGCATAGGCTTTGCACATCCATGTGAACGCCACCAGCCGCGCCAGACCACCACGCAGCGGCAGGCCCGATTTCAGGCGCGGGGCGTGGTAGATGAATTTGAAGGGCGCCAGCGGGATGCCATAGGTCGGGTCGGCCTCGTCCAGAAGGTGCGGGATGCGTAGCGTGTCACGGTCGTAGCGGATAAAGCGCGGGTCAACATGCGTGAAGCTCTCGGGCCACCATTCGGTTTTGGACCGGCCCCAGTCGATCTCGACCACGGCAAAGCCCTTGCCCAAACCGTCGAGCGCATCTTCGACCAGATCGGAAAAGCTGGCATGCTCGGCAATGCGCTCGCGTACGGCCTCGGCGATCTCCTTGTCGCGCGCGCTGTCCGACGCGGCGTTGACCGTCGGCTGCACGCCCGACACCGCCCGTTTGCGGGTGCCCAAGACCGACGCATAATGCGGGTCGCGTTCTTCCATCTCTTCGGCCAGCGCGACATAGCGTTCGCTGTCGCCCTGGTCACAGGCCGACAGGATCGCGGCCAGACCCTGCGGGGTCAGCCCCGACGCGGTGCTGCCGCCCCAGACCTGCCGCACGCCGGTCACGCCGGGGCGGGCCAAGGGTTGGGTCAGGGCTGCGGTTTTGACGGGGCGGCCATACTGGTCGAGTAGCGCCATCAGAATACTCCTTTCATCCCGCCCAGACCCGAGGTCAGGCGCAGGCGGCGGGCATCGTCATCGGGACCGGCCTTGGGCACGGGTCGGTAGGCATAGGGCTGGTAGGTCGTGCGCGATGCCCCCACGGCCAGCGCCGCCGCCCAGAGCGGTCGGCATGCCCGTCCGTGTCGCCATCGGCCACAAGGCGGCGGGTGCCGGTGATGCCCACCTGTGACTGGATCGCGTGCAGATCGGCGCGCAGCACCACGTCGCCCGCAGGCAGGCGTGCGCGGCGCTCCTCCATCGCCTCTTTCAGCGCGGTCGCAAGGTCCAGCTTCGTCGCATTGGAAAACAGCACGCCTTCCACCCGGCCCGCGCCGTGGCGGCGCTTGGCATCTTCGACCGGCTTTTCACCCATGCCGGTCTGGTCGATGGCGCAGCGCACCACGCGGTAACGGGTCATGACACCCGCCAGCAACTGGTCCTGCTCGGCAAAGCTGACGCGGCGGCGGGCAATCACCTCGCGCGTCCAGAGCACATCGCCCACCTGCTCCATGACCCAGATCACAAACAGGTCATTGCGCGCGGCGATATCGACGCCCACGAAACATGGGCCACCTTGATACATCCCCGGCAGACCCGCCGCCGGGTGCTCATTGGCGTTGATCAGATCATAGCTCAGCCACGCCGTGGCCTCGTCCAGCCATTTCAGCTCGTATTCCTGCGCCCATGCGTCCTCGTCGGCCATACCCCGGCGCAAGCCGTCGATGTCGCGGTCCAGCCCTTGGCGCACGGCCTCGTAGATATCGACCACATGGCGCGACCAGACGCTGTCCTCTGCGGTCATCAGCTCATAGAACTTGTTGCCCTTGCCGTTGGGCGTGCTGATCACGCGCAAGCGCAGGCCCGATTTAGAGATGACCGGAAAGAGCGCCGCCCAGATCTCGCGCGACTTCGCATGGAAGGCGAATTCGTCCAGGATCACGTTGGCCGAAAACCCGCGCGCGGTGTCGGGGTTGGCGGGCAGCGCGGTGATGCGCGACCCGTTTGGGAATTTCACTTCGAGCGACTTGTAAACCGCATCGGGGCCTTTTTCCTGCGGCGCACGGAATTCGCCCTCTTCAAAGCGCGGCTCGCCGCCTTTCAACAAGGTGTTATAGACCTCGTAAAAGCCCTGCGTGAACGGCTTGATGACCTCGGTCATCATCTCGGCCGCCTGCCGCTCGCCGCGCGACAGGATCACCCAGCGCGCGCGCCGGTCCTCGATCCATGACTGGAAACAATCATCGGCGCATTCGCCACCCGTGCTGAAGGTCTTGCCGGTCTGACGGCTGAACATGCCGATCTTGAAGCGGCTCTGGTCCGCGATCCATGCCCGCTGATAGGACAGGAACTTGACCACGCGGTCGAGGGCGGCGTCAGCCATGGCGGGCCTCGATCTGCGTCCACAGGCTGTCAGGCTCGCGCCCGATCAGACGGGCGAAAGCGTCGAACGCCTCGCGCCCTGTGTAGGTGTTGTGCATCGCAGTGTCGCAGGCCGCACCGTGCAGAAAGAACAGCACGGCGGTCAGGTCCGGTGTGTTGTCATTGCCGCCGCCGCCCCGGTTCTCGCCTTCGTCAAACGGCATCGCGCGCCTCCGCAGTCATTTGTTCAAGCGCCTGTGCGCCGCGCCGCAGACTGGTGGACAGCTGGGTCGCACCGAAAACGAATTCCCAACGCGCCACGCGGTCGGAGTGTTCGCTCAGCTTGCGGGCAAGATGGGTCGCCCTCCACTCCCAGCGCGGCGGCGGCAACCCCGCAAGCGCGGCCTCGATCAGCGCAGCAGACCGCGTCATGTGTTCAGTGATCTTCGCGTTCTTGCCGCGCAGCCGCTTGGCCCAGAAACGGGCATTGGCGCGCAGGTCGTTCGCGGCTTGGCCGGGGCTGATGCTCATGCCCGCACCTCGCCAATCCACCACAGATAAGGCACCCCGCGCCAGATCGTGATCCGGTTGACGCAGCCCAGATGTTCGACCCTGTGGCGCTTACCAAGGACCACGGCCCGCAGCCGGGTCCACCAGCCAGCATCGCGCCAGTGCGTGTCGGCGGCTAGGATCAGGATGGACAGATCGGCCCCGCTGGTGATCATTCTGCAAACCCCATGATGCGGCGGGCCTTGGCGGCGGCCTCGCGGTCTATGTCGCCCGCCTCGACGGCGGCGTCCAGCTTGTCGGATTGCGCCGCACGCTCGGCCTTTATCAGCGTCTCTCGAATGCCGGAGGACGCCATGACGTCCTTCAGCATCCGGCCCAGAAAATGCAGTTCCTTTGGGTCTATGTTTTTGCCATCGACCATCATCTGCGCCTGCATGACTTTGAAGGCCAAGGTCGTGATCATCTGGAACAGCACGTTATGGCGGCGCGCTTCGTCCTCCAGCCCCTGTTCCTGCATCCAGTCCGCAGCCCACGCGCTGGCCTGCTCCTGGTATTTCACGAACTCCTCGTATTCCTGCCCGAAGGCATGCAGGGCCGACTTGCGAATGCGCAGGTCGAGGCCCTCTTCTTCCAGTCGAAAATTCAGCGCCTCGGCCAGCTCCTCGTAACCGCCAAAGCCGCGCGCGCGCAGCTCCTCTTGCAGCCAGCGTTTCAGCTCGTCGGGCAGCAGGTCGACCTTGCGGGGCGGCGGCATCGCTCAAGCGCCCCGGCTGCGCGGGTTCGGGCGCTGGATATCCGGGTGCGTGGCCACGCCTTGGGCGATCTCGACCCCACGCTCGGTGGCGGTGGTGATCACGAAATCGCCCCGGTCGTCATTCTCGACAAAACCGTTCTCATTCAGCCACGCCAATTCGGTGATCACCTGCGACCGGGTCGAGGTGACGCCCACGCCGCGCAGCACATCGGACAGGATCGACGCGTTCGATGTGTATTCGGTGCAGCGCTCCAGATGGCGCAGGATCGCCAGACGCCGGTGGCGGCGCAAGGTGGCTTGGTAATCGCTCATCGTTTGCCCCCGTCAAGCAGGTGATCTTCATGGCGCGTGACCACGTCTTCGAGCCGCGCCATGATCTTGGCGTTGCCTTCCATCGTGGCCCCGATTTCGCGCAGGTCGCCCCGGATACCGGCGAGTGCCAGCTCCAACTGGTGCATTTGATC